TATTATGGAAAAGAATATTGACCTCACCAAGATTGAAGTGAAGATGCCTGAGGGAATCAATCCTGAAATTCAACTTACTGACAAGATTTCAATCAAACTAAAATATCCAGAATTTGGTATCGTCAAAGATTCATTGAACATGGAAGACATTAGTGACCTAACTTTCAATATGATTTCACAATCTATTGAATACATTTATGATGGCGACCAATTCTACTATGCACATGAGGCACAACCTGGAGAAATGTTGGCATTTGTAGAAGATATGAACCAAGAACAATTTGAAAAGGTAGAACAGTTCTTTCAAAACTTACCCAAACTGAAAGACAAAATTGAATTAACTTGTGGTAAGTGTGGTTTTCACCACACGATTGAGGTGGAAGGTTTAGAAAATTTTTTCGTCTAATATTTCGGCATGACAATTTGAAAAATTATTATAAGACTAATTTCAGTCTTATGCAGCATCATAAGTACAGCTTGACAGAACTTGAGAACATGATGCCTTGGGAAAGAGATATTTACATATCTTTGTTGATTTCGTATATTGAAGAAGAAAATCAGAAGATAAGAGAAAGACAAAGAAAATAGTAAATGGAAGAATCCAAAGATAAAGTAGAGAAAACGGTATCACCTTTAACAACAGAGAGTGTTAAGGGTGTTTCTCGCATTGGTACATCATCTGTTGGTGGTGGAGATATGTCCACGATGGATGAAGCTCTTGGCCAAATCTTTGTTATACTAAAGAGAATGGATAAATTTGATAGATTACAAAATGAAAAACAATTAGTAGATTTACAGATATCACAACTGGAAGAGACTGATAGAAATCAAAAACTGATTAAGGCTTTACGTGGTTTACCTAAACGTAAACGTAAACTATCACCAGAAGAAGAAAAACAAAGACAACAGATAAAAGAAGAAAAGTCTAAACCACAACCTTCTGAGCCAAGTAAAACGACTGGCCAAGCACCAACAACTCAAGCACCAACAAAAACAACTGGTCAACCAGCAACAACTCAAGCACCACCAAAAACAACTGGTCAACCAGCAACAACTCAAGCACCACCAAAAACAACTGGTCAACCAGCAACACAACAGCAAGCTCCAGCAACAACAACTCAAGCACCACCAAAAACAACTGGTCAACCAGCAACAACAACGACACAACCAGCAACAACAACTCAAGCACCACCAAAAACAACTGGTCAACCAGCAACAACAACGACACAACCAGCAACAACAACGACACAACCAGCAACAACAACGACACAACCAGCAACAACAACGACACAACCAGCAACAACAACGACAACACCAGTCAAACCTGCACCAACACAACCAGCTGCACCAACTACCGCACCGGTTAAGCCTGGATTACCCAAACCATCAACAGCAACTAAATTAGGCGCTGGCGCAGGAATAGTTATTTCTGCACTTGTTGCTGCTGGATTTTCTCAAAAAGCACAATCTAATGTTTTAGCGCAAGTAAAATCAGAATCAAATTTTGTACCTAAAAGTGAAAGTTTATTCTATACAACTGCAAAAGGAATAATGGGAACTTTTGGTGAAGGTAGAATACCTTCAGAAGAATTTGCTCAGCAATTTGTTTCAAAAAAAGGAGATGATAGAAGTGAACAATTGGCAAATCATGTGTATGCAAAAACCGATGGTAATTCTGCTCCAGGTGATGGATGGAAATATCGAGGTCGAGGTTTTTTACAAATCACCGGAAAATCAGCATATAAATCTTTAGGTGATTATCTTAAAGTTGATTTAGTTTCAAATCCAGATTTATTAAATACTGCAGAAATAGCAGCAAAATCTATACCTTGGTTTTTTCTTAATTATAAAAGCTATCTAACAAAAGGTAATCCTAAAAGCCTTGAAGATATATCGTTAGTCAATCGAGCTGTTGGTTTTTCAGATGACAAAGTAGGTTCAAAAGCTAAAAAAAGAGCTGAATTGGCGTCAGAAATTCAATCAATGGATTCAAATTCTGGTTCACAAATTGACCAATCTTCAGCAGCAAATAGAGATATGAAGGCTGACGCTAATGCACAACAACCAGCACCAGTTAATGTAAATAATACTTATGAGAATAAGAAAACATCTCCTTCATCTGGTGGAGGCGGAGGATCCGATGATACGAATCCTTATGAGAGAAAGAAAAATCAATAAATGGCAACTAAAAAAACAAATAAACCAAAAGCATCCAATCTCACGAAGCAAGTTGCTACGAGAATGGATGTTGCCTCTTTTGCACGATTATTGGCTCAGACTTTAGGTAACGATAGGTGGTTTACCGATGAAGTAATTGAAAAAACTTTCAAACAAAGTGGAGCTCCAGGTAATAAGCTTGGTAAAGATATCTCAAAGGCAACAAAGATACCAATAATAAAATCTGAGGACAAAGTAATGTCTTCATTGATGGCTATACATAATCTTCTGAAAAATTCATATGAAGATAAACTTAAATCACTAGAAGAACATAATCAGTTTAAAGAAGAATATGATTTAGAAAAGAAGAAACAGAATGATGAATTTTTAGAAGCCATAAAAGGATTGAATGGTGCAGATGCAGGTAATAAACCGACTGCCACGAAAGTAAAAGAAGAAGATGATAATCCAAGTTTGCTTGGTGATATGCTTGGTGTGTTATCAGATTTAAAGAGTGTGGCTGGTATTTTATTTCAAGTTGGTAGATTTTTCATGTTTAATCCTATTGGTATAGCTCTATTAGGTGCTGTATCATTGGCTGCTTTTTTAAAACTTGGCCTAGATGAATTAAATAAAAATACTCCAGATATGAAAGCTTTGAGTCCTGATGAAGCGCAAGCAATGTTACAAAAAGGAAGTGCTAACGATATTAACAAGTCTGGCGGCCGTGAAAAATTAGAAGATATCATTAAGAACGGCAAAATAAATGCTCAAGCTGTCCTTGATATGCCTGAAACGACTGAAGAAGAAAAAGAAGCCAAGAAAAAGGCCATGTTGGCCATGGGCGGTGAAACTAAAGTTAAAGCAATTGCTGCTGATGAAAAAGTATATGAAGTGCCTGCACAAAGAAGTGATGCGGATTTAGGAATAAGAGAAACAGTACCACCTAAAGCCGAATTCGTTGCAGGTAAACCTGGAACTGGTGGCGCCAAACTTGCCCGTGGTGTTCGTGCAACTGCTTGGGACGAAAAATATGGCAAAGATTATAATGAAGATGGTACAAAGAAGACAGTTACTCCTGTTTCTAGTGGCGAATCAGTACCACCTGCACCTGCTGCACCGCCTGCTTCTAGTGGCGAATCGTCACCCACCGCAAACACTGCACCGCCTGCTTCTAGTGGCGAATCAGTACCACCTGCACCTGCTGCACCGCCTGCTTCTAGTGGCGAATCTGCACCGGCAGCACCTTCAGCACCAATGGCCGCACCTATGTCTGGTGGTGAATCTAGTACAAGTCAAAAATTTAATGCAGTAAACTCTGAGAATTTGGAAATGAAGTTACCTCAAGAACCTTCACAAAAAGGTACTACAGTAACAAATATCCAAAAAAATGAACAACGAGGTGAAAGTTCTAATCTACCAATACCTGGAGTTAGAAATAATGAACCTACATTCCAACGAATGATATTGAATTCAACAAGAGTTGTTTAACCAATAAAAAACCCCGCCGAAGCGGGGTCTAGCACTTGCATGGGAATTTATTCTTCTTCAGCGAGTTTAGAGAAGTAAGCTAAGTCATCATCATCTGTTGTTACCAATTCAGGCTCTTTGGCCTTAGTTGGAGCAGCAAACTCTTTTGCTTTCACTTGTTCTACAGTTGTCTTTGGTGCTTCACCATTCAAACCGAGAACCTTGTCAAGGCGTTTCTTCAGGTCATCATATGACTTGAACTCTTTATCACCCACCAGTTCTTGTAGTGAGTGTTCGTTCTTCCAAATCTTTTCCAACTCATCATCATCTTTCGACAATGCTGATGGAGAATCAAATTCAGACTTGTCATAGTTCTGATAGCCTTCAACTTTACGAATCTTCAATTTGAAGTTAGCACCTTTCCACATATCAAATGGATTGATTGCTTGTTCATCTTCAAAAGCAGGATTCATTGCTTCAGTAATCTTATCAAAGATTTTCTTACCGAAACGGAACAATTTAATTTGTCCTTCATTTTCAGGGTGCTTAGGATCCGAAACGATATACACGTTAGCGATATAATTCAACTTACGTTTTTGTTTACGGACAACATCTTTGTTTGCTTCAATACCAGAATTCCACAATGATGAATTGTGTTCACACACAGGACATTGTTGGTTCTTGGTTGTCAAACAGTTGTCGATTAGCCAACCACCTGGACCTTGAAATCCATGAGAGAAGACTTTGACCCAAGGGAGACCATCTTCGCC